TTATCTAAACTAACCGATGCAGATGTCCAAGGTTCAGTATATGTAAATGTTAGTGTTAAATTTTTAGTTTGATTTAAAGGACTTCTTACATAATTTAAACCAGATGGAGCTTGTGATGGAATTATATTTTTATTATCATCAGTTGCAACAACAGTTAATGTTGGGTCTAAACTTTGTGTATGATAATATAACCAATATTCAGGAACCCAATCTTTGTTTATTGACATTGATGGATATACCTGAAATGATGATGTTACATTTTCTAGTGTACTTGTACTTCCTCTCTTTGCAAAAGATGCGGTAGCAAATGCAAATGCAGGTCTAAATGCAATTTCCGTTCTAGGATTTATTGTAAATGAATCAGCATTATAAGTTACAGTACCACTATCCAATCCATCTTGCAAATCTTCTAATATAATTGATGCTAACACAGAAGATGATACAGCGTAAGCTGGTCCAGATGCTGCAGATGATGATGGCATTAAGTAAACTATTCTTCTGAAATCAATTGAATCTCTATTGAATACTGCATTATAATCTATTTGGCCAGTACCCAATGAACCTGTTGATAATCCTAAAATCATATTACTTGCAGTAACATAAGATAAGTTTACAAACTTTTCATTTCCTTCTTTAGAACGAGAAATAATATGAAGTTGAATATTTGAAAAGTTTTTATAAGATTGTTTACTTAATAAAATATCATTAATACCATCAATTCTTACCGCTTGAATTTCTAAAGATGATGTACTACTATTTCTAATTTGAGTTCCTCTATAAGGTCTAATAATATGATTTACTCCACCAAACCCATCTAATATTTTATATATGTTAATTGTATCAGTAAATCCTTCACACTCTCCCGTTAGTCTTACTAATTGTACATTTATATCACTGCGAGATCCTGTAAAATCCTGAACTGTCATAAAAACATTATTAGTTCCAATGCCTTTTAATACACCAGGATATTGGCCACTTCCAGAATATAATGGGTCTGGTCCAGCGTAAACTGATGCCGTATATTGAGATGATGATAATGCGTTTCCAAAGAAATCAAAAGATTGAGATGTATAGTGTACTGAACCTGTTAGTAAGGTTTTTTCTTCTTGTATTGTTAGAATGGTTGGTGGTACTGGATTAGAACCCGAATCGAATTGAAATCCTGCACTAGATGCTATCAATCTTAATTGTTTTCTAATTGTTTGTAGATTACCACCATTAAATGTTTTAGTTTCTTCAACTAATACAGGAATATAATTATTATTTATATCATAGAATTCAAAACGATATACAAATGTTTCGGCTGGTAAGCTTCTTGGTACTGATTGTATGAATGTAATTTCATCGGGAGAGAATGCCGTTTCTTGCGATGCTTTTAAACTAATATCAGATATATACCAATCATTTCCTTTTACATCAAAATATAATTTTGCATTATCAATTTTTTCAGCTTTTATATTTTCATTAATATTTTGCTTTTGAAGTAATGCATTTTGAGTTTTTAGTGTTGTAATATTTTGCTTAACTTGTATAGTTCCGACCGGAGAACCATTTACTATCAATTGTTTAGAACCACTTAAATATGCTTGAATATAATCTGTTGTAGGTCCTACTGCTTCTTTCCTTACATTAAAATCTAATGTATATTCAATTCCTTCATTTATATTAAATGATTTTGTTGTAAAGAATTTTTGAACACCATTAGTACTATTTAATTTAATAGAATCAAATAAAAATGTTTGATTAAATGAAGTTACTAAGTCGTTTGAAGATGATATCCAATATTCTTTATAATTGTTGGCATCAAATAAACCATAGTTCTCTTGGTTTTTTACTTGAGATTCCAAGTCAACTAAAATCTCATTAGATTCTAATTGAATTTCTTGAACAAATTGAAAATCAGATAAATCTGCTGTTGATTTCCTAAATATCTTTACTCTAGCACAATCCCCAACAAAAGTAGTTAAATCTGATAATGTTATTTTTGCAAAAGAACCTGTTAATGCTGTTTTTAAATTATCAACTCCTTCTGTATAATTAAATGTTGCAGTAAATGTTTCATTTGTAAAATTTTGAACTAAACCTATTGTACCTGCCGGTGCTGGATTGTATGGTTGATTTACTAATATTTGTCTTGAATTAATTACTTCCGTAACTAATGGGGAATATTCTATATCAGGAATATTCAAATATGTTCCTACAACAGATGCTGTCCAAAAAGTATTTCCAACTGTTGTTAATAGGTATTCTGTGGGTTGTGTATAATTTATTACTGGTTCTCCTAATCTTGGAGTTAATGCTTGTCCATTTACAATACCAGTTTGAGTTTTTGAAGTAACTACATTTGAAAATATTGGTTTAACTATTTCGGTAATACTAACTTGAGGTCTTACATAAAATCTTACGCTATCTTCGTTTGATAATAATCTATTAATTTTAAATTCCCTTTCCCATTTAAGATTATAAATACCAGCCCATTCATCAGGAATTGGTTGAGTTACACCATCCGAATCTATATAAGTTTTTAATTCACCCAATACAGTAATTTTTGCATTACCAATTGGAGTATCCTCATATATGTAAACTGCAACTAATTTTGATAATCCTTCATAATATTCAGGAACACCATTACCTGGTTCGAAATAAATTGGATTACCATCAACATCTAAAATTTCTATTTTAATTTCAGTACTCTCTTTTAAATGTTGAGAGCCTTCAACTAAAAACCCATTTTTACCTCCTGTAAATGTTTCTTTAAATTCAGTTATTCTAAAATAATCAGAATTTGGATTTGTGTCTGTTACAAATGTTTGAAAATAAGTTAAATTTTGCGTTAAATTATCCGCATATTTTTTGATTCTTGCCATGTATATTCCTATTAATTACTAATAAATATTGTGTTTAATATTTATAATTAATAAAAACTAAAGAAAACTAAATAAATCTAAAGAGTTATGAAAAAATATGCTATGATACAAATAGATGCTGAAATTCATCAATCATTAAAAGAATTTTGTAAAGAGAAAGGATATAAGATAAATGGGTTAGTAGAAACCCTTATAAAAGAAAAGGTGCAGTCTTTGAACAAGACCACACCTAAAAATGTATTACCGGTTGTTAGAAGTTAATCTTACTAAAACCATCTATTTTTTTAATTTCAATAAGTCCATCTACAATATCTCTCATTTGTTCTAAGTGAGAAATTACCCAAATAAAATCAAATTGAGTTTTAAGATATTGCATCATCATAAATAAGGATGATAGATTATCAGCATCTAATGTTCCAAATCCTTCATCTATTACTAGGAAGTTTGGTCTAGGCAGGTTGCATATGTTAATTAGAGCCACTCTAATCGCTAATCCACTAATGAACTTCTCCATACCACTACACATTTCCAAAGCCCACTCCTGGTCTTCGTAAACGATTTTAGCGTTAATGTTCTTTCCATCAGTATCCATAGAGATTGAGAAATCTACTACTTGTCCTAATATATTATTTACTTCGTTTTCAATTGCTGGAAGTGCTTTGGATATTAACTCATATGGTACACCATCTTTCTTTACCGCATCTAAATAAAATGTATATAATTGGTTTTTACTTTCCAATTCTTTTACTTCTTCCATCTTAGCTACCATATTATCAATATATGTTTTTGTTGCGCCTACCTCTGACATTAATTTCAACATAAGTTTGTTCACATCTGATATTTGCTTTTCAACACCTTGCTTTAATCTACGAACATTTTGAATTTGAATATCTAATGCTTGATTCTTTGTGATAGTTTCTTCGTTATCGTTGTATCGTTGAATATCAGCTTGTACAGTTTCTTTTTGAGTTTGTAACAATTCAATTTTAGAATCGGCCGTTCTAATATCCCCTTCTAATCTTTCTTTAAGTATAACCAATCTTTTGTGTTCATCAGTCCATTGCTTCCATTGAGTAAATTGGTATTCAACTCCAGATAATTCTCCCAATTGGTTTATAAGAGCCTCATGTAAAATGTTTAGGGTTTCTAATTGATTACCTTGCTCTCCTAATTTCTTTTCGGTTTCTTTTGCATCCCTTACGAATACATTGTTCATACAAAAATTACAATTAGGGTCATATTCATGCTCTGCCAAATGTTCTAATTTCTGTTTATTGGAATCTATTGATTGTTCTAATAATTGAATCTGATGTAAGGTATCTTTAATTTGTCCTTTAACTAAATTTAATTGAATTTGCGCTTCACTAATATCAGTTCCATTAATTATAACTTTAGATTCAACCATTTCGTTTGCCTCAAATATTAATTGTTTTGTTTCAGTTAGTTTTACGTTTTTATCAAATTTAGCATCACCCCAATTAGTTAAATCTTCACCAATCTTTTTTAGTTTAGAGTTTAATTCGGTAATATCTAAATTACCTTGAATTGGAACTATTTGTTGAGATAATCCTACAATTTGTTCTTCTAAATCAGCTTTACGAGTTTCTAATTCTAACTTCTCCGCATCTAAACTATCATATTCCTCTCTCTTTGAATTCAAGTCGTTTTCTTTTTGTGCTAGTTCAGAAGTAAAGTCGGTCTTTCTGAAATTTCTGATAAGTGCATTCACATCTTTGATATCGTTTGTGGCAGTATCATACAGCTTATCAAATATATCAAGTCCCATAAACTGAGCCATCAAGTCCTTTCTCTCCGATTGAGATTTATCAATGAATAGTGCGTTGTTAGCTTGGAGTGAAAGTGCTGTCATAATGAAATCCTCATATCTTCCTACATAGGTTTCAATGATTTGGTTTGTATCCCTTCTTTCAGTCCCATTAAGTGATTCTCTACCAGCATTACCCTCTCTCCAAAAGTCCACATCCACTTTTACGTTCTTTCCTTTGTTAATCATTCTACCTTCTCTACGAATACCATAAACAACACCATCTACGGAGAATTCTAATTGGCAATGGAAATCCGATTTGCGGTTATTCATAATTGCGGATGCCTTATAAGCTCTACTACACTTATCGAACAAGCAGAATGAGATTGCATCAAATAGAGATGATTTACCTTGTGCATTTGGTGCGAATAATCCCATCAATCCGTTTACTTTATCGAAGTTAATTACGTTTCTTTCTCCGTATGAGAACATATTACTGAAATCAAACTTAATAGGTTTCCAACTTATGTTTCGTTGTAGTTCTGATGGTTGGATTCTACTATTAATGTCACGATTTATTTTCTCAATCCCAGCCAAATCCTCTTTTGTCACAAATGGCATCATACGTTCGATATACTCACCGATTAAAGAGTTTTGATGGTTTATATCACTTACACTATCTACTTCCAACCTTGCTTCTCTATCGTTCGTTTTCTTCTTATTAAATGTATCCGTTCTAATGATTGTAAAATCCTCCACACCATACTTTGCGGTAATATCAGCCATCATTCTCTTAGTATCTGCGGTATCCGTATTAGTTACCCTCACTCTTAAACGAGGATACAAAGGCATATCAGTTACATCCGGCACAATACCACCATCAACATCTAAAGTATAGTATCCGTAATCGTTTTGGATATCAACTTCTTCGTAAGTCATTGTATCCAAATCCCAAACTAAGAATCCGTGCTTGTCTAATGTCTCACCGAAGTTTTGTTGTACCAAAGAACCGGCATATACTACCTTACATCCGCTCGGTGATATCATCTCTTGTCTTTTGTGGATATCTCCTAATAGGGCTAAATCATATCCATCAAATATATCAGTTGTAAAGTGTCTACTACTAACCACATACCCTACATCAGTTGTAGAGTTGTCAACAGGTCCATGAAATAGTGCAATCTTCTTATTACCAAATAAAGTGTTTGCTTTAGGCCAATTATCTTTGTTATCAAATATACTGAATACTGCAAAATCAACATCTCCGATTCCGTAAACTTGCGTATCCTTTAAATACGTTAGGTTTGGTAACTTTAATGCATCAACAATTGGAGTAAGTACATCCATTCTGTCCGAATTGTTCATATTACAATCGTGATTACCAGCAATTACAATAGTAGGACATAGTTTGTTACATTCGGTAAACAACCAGCTAATCTCACTCACCAATTCAGGACTCATTTCCAATTTAGCATGAGCGATATCACCAGCTAAGTAGATAATAGAATCTTCCGTTCCTCTTTTTTGTATTTCCTCAAACATTGAGTAAAATACTTGTCTAAACTCTTTGTGTCTTTTGATATTACGAATGTGTATATCCGCAATGTGATAAATTCTCTTTAACCTCATATATTATTTAGTTTGGATAGAACTAGGTCATCCCATCCAGTTTGTTTTGCTCCTTTTAGGAGTTCGTTTACTTTTTTAAATCCCATCTCACCAGCATCCTTATCGGTTGGTATAATGTTACGAACTTTGATTCCGTTCTTTAAAAAGTAATCAGTATGTTTAGTTGAATCTGCAATAGCATCTGAATCTAACATAATTGTTACTTCCTTAACACCCTTCTCTATAATCTTATTCTTTAATTTACTCAATAAGAACTTACCAAGCAAAGGAATACAATTTCTCTTAATTGAGAATGAATCAAACACACCCTCACATAAAGTAATAGGTTCGTTCCAATTAATTTGATTATCAAACACAATTACATCTCTATTAACCGGTGGGTTCTTATACTTCATTCGTTCTTCTTTATAATATGAACGAGCTACAAAGTAATTCAAGTCACCATTCTCATCATAGGATGGAACGATAACTCTACCAAAGTATAATCCTTCCGAACAATACCCAATATTGTATTTAACGATATCGGCTTGTGTAATACCTCTTTCTTTTAAATAATTAATTGCTTGATTGTATTCGGGGTTGAATCCTTTTGGTTTGAAATGAAGTTGTTTGAATTCCGATGGTAATTGTAACTTGGCTACATATTCATCTTTCTCAACCAATGTATAATCATCCTCACCATAGATATCTTTCAATCTATTTAGGTCTCTTATATCTACATTGAGTTTGCGAAGGAGTGATTGGATACTTCTACCCTTAGAATCACATACCCAGCAATGCCATCTTTGAGTATCTAAGTTTACTTGAAGTTTCTTTTTGTGGTGATTACAAAATGGACAATGATGTGCCTGCTCATTACCCTTTAGGGATGAACCTACACCCAATGCGGTGTCTAAAATGTTAATGACTGTTAGTTTATTCTTCCCAGATAGCATAATTGGTATATTCTATACAAATATACAACTTTTTTGGGAATTATCCAAATTAATGATTGGAATTCTTTACATCATAAAGGAAATCAGCTAAAAACTGCATTTTTGCTGCAATTGGTGCTTTTGGTTGGTTTGCTTCCAACATTCCTTTAAGGTCTAATAATGATGCTGCTGCTATTTGTAGTGCATCATCTTTTGCGTTTAAATAAGATTCGGAGATTCCGTACTTCTTTGCGATTTCAGGTATTGTCATAACTTTAATTTATAATATCCCTACGGAAGAATTTTCCCATAAGGTTTTCGTTTATTGCTTGTTCATTGGCAAGGACATCGTAATGAAACTGCCATTTAATTTCGTAATATGATAAGGATTTCTTTGAGAAACAAAACTGAATGATTTCTCTTTCAAAATATTCAGCGTTTCCAGCTTTTACTTCGGATTTAATCCATTCGTTTGATGAGTAGTACTTCTCCCAATCAGATGTTTTCTTTACAACCCTTTTACGAGTCTTTCCTTTTAGGGGTTTTAATCTACGAGTTTGAGATAGGGATTTCTTTCCTATATAAAATCTATTAGTTCTAGTATCAACTATCTTATAGACAAACCCCACCGCACCTTCTGGTGTGGTTTCTTCTGTAACAATATTTCCATTAAATTTCCAACTCATTGATTATCTTTTAACCGAATCAGAATACTTTTTTTGATTCAATTTACCACCTCTAGCTTTTGCTAAAGCTTTTTCATCTGTAGATAAGTTTAAACCACCATCTGGTTCAATTGGTGTTTTATCTTTACCTTTACTATCGATTGTACCTGTTTTAGGTCCAGTAGTTCCGTATAATTCTAATATCTTTGACATTTTATTTTATTTTGTTTACTAATATAAATATAACATTATGTGTCAAAACGAATAATAAAGTTTACAGGGTAATCAGGTAAAGACTTAATTGGTTGTGGAAGTTTAGCTACTGCAACCATATTTAATTCATTATCATACAATGCGATTGTAGTAATATATGGTGCTAAAAATGAACCAGTTTGGTCTAAAGAACTACTTGCTTCATATTGAAGAAATGCGGATTTTACCCATTTAATTCCAGCATCATAAAATGATGATGTAACCAAATCTCCAATTTTTGTAGAACCTGGCCTTTGCATTATATGAGTGTAAAGTCTGCTACCATCTTCATATACAGCTGATGGATTTTGTGAATAATTAAACTCACTTTCTAATACCGGTATGAATACTTCGTTTTCAAATATTGTTTTTGTTGAACGAAAATTTAAAGTAAATTGAGATAATACAGAACCACTAACTATATCTTTAGATATCACAACCAATCCTCTATCATAAAATACGTTTCCCTTTATATTACTACCAGAATCAATAAGGTTTGAATATCCATCGTCTGTGTATGTTCTACCTAATTGTTCATCTTCTAATACAACCGTTCCAACTTTTATTCCCTCACCATAATATATTTGTGGGATGGAAAATACAGCTATATCATCTTCTAAAATTCTTTCATCCGTTGATGCATATGATTTTCGTAATCCAACTTCTGTTAAAATAGATGCCGTTGATGGGTTTGTGTAAAATTGAGATTTTATTGATGCATGAATTACTTTTTGATTATAACCATGACTTGTATCATCGTTATCAATATCAATTAATGTATTGGCACCATTTGTACCAAAAATTGGATATATATCATTCTCATCTAATGTCCATTCTTTGTAGACCTTCATAGGTCTAGTTATAATATCAGATTTTGGAATTTCTTTAATCATTTAATCTTCCGATTTGTATATAAATATTGGTTAAATGAAAAACCCCCAATTAAGGGGGTTCTCTTTGTTATGTTTCTAATTAAATTAGAATGATAATTTAACTTTAATCAAAACCTCTTTATCAAAAGATTTAACAATTGGTTGAGAAGTTTTAGCAACTGCAACTAATTCATTTGAATCGTTTAATAAACCTACAGTTGTAATGTAAGTTTGAGGGTCAGTATTAAATGATGTTTCAGTAAATGTACCATCTGCTGCTAAGTAAGTAGGGTTATTAGAGTAATTAAATTCTCTATTTGTTGCTCTTACAAAGAAGTGTTGCGTAGATACATTTTCAGTTCTTCTAGCCTGAAAATCACCTTGCCCAGCTGCTGGATTGTATGATGCACTTATTGCATGATATAATAATTTGTGATTATCTTGGTCCGCTAATATTGATAAGTTACCAGTTGCACTTCCCAAACTAGCACCACCACCATCTCTAACAGTTCCAACCAATCCACCTATCGCTGCTGCATTAAGTACTATAATACCTCTATCAGGATAAAATGCTCCATATCCTTGTCCAGTCGAAGTTTCAGTTGTATTTTTAATTGTAGCTTCACTTTGAGTACCTAATTCTAATGAACCAGAAACTACTTTAAACACATTACCACTCAATCCCAAAGTATCACCAAATTTCTTACCACTATTATCAATTAATGTAAAATATCCGTTAGAACCAGATACCGTTAATGACCAGTTACCAGCATCCATTTTCTCTCTATATCTATTTCTAGAGAAGTTAATAATGTAAATACCATTTGCATCAGTTGCAATTCCTGAACTATTATCAAATTGGAATTTAGAAAGAGTTGGGTCTAACAACATTGATTTATATTGAGCGTATGTTGCTTTAGATGGTAACAATGCTTCATCACTATTTTGTAAAGAAACAGAACCACTTCCATCAACATGCCCATATGCAATTGCAAATTGAATATCTTCTACTTCACTCAATCTAGGGTCTAAATTATAAACATTCCAATAGTATCTACCACTTGTAGATGCTACTTGATTTGATGATGTAAAGAATTGTGTTAATGAACCAGAATCATTACTCCATAATCCAGTTGTTACTACTTCTATTTTAGCGTTTACTTTATCAAATTCACCAAATCTTTTGTAAAGACCTGTACCAGTTGTTCCAGTAGTTGCAATTTGCTGAGTAGCTGGTAGAGCTGAATTTAATAATTGTACTATCGCATTTGAATCAATTGTACCAGTGTTAGCAAGTGCTGCAATCTGCGAAGTTATATTTGGGTTTGTTATTTGTGCCATTTTCTTATTTCTATTTTATTTTATACAGATTGTTTGTATGTTATAATTACAGGTATAGTTTGAGAACCTCCAGTTTCATTACCAAATACAGTTATAGTTGTAGAAACATCTATTGTTAAATTTGGATTTGGTGTAAATCTGAATTCTAAACCACTCACTACTTGTGCAGTTGTTGTAATTTCATCACCCAAAAATATATTTGTATTGCCAGCGCCAGCAGCTCTAGTTACAGTTAATGTACCAGCTCTTTGGTCTGCCAATACCATTGTATATCCAGCGTTTCCGTTTCCGGTAGGAGATGTTGTTGGAGTTAATCCTACACCACCTTCTAATTGAGTTGCACTAACTTGATTTATACCTAATTTAACAGTTGGGATTTGAGTAGTTCCTTTTGGAAGGGTAACTAATTTATATCTTAATACCTGTGTTTCATCAGGAGAAGCTTCCGTAATAGGAATAGCTCTAATTGCTGAATCATAATATGCAGAACCTTTTGGATGCGCTGGTTCATAAAGCGTATAATCAATCTCATCATCACCCAAAGCAAACTTTGTAATGTTTAATGATTGACCCGATGCTAACTTTTGTCTTCCTTTTTTGGTAAGAATTGCATCTACTGTAATTTCTGTGTTATCTAAATATGCCATTTGATATTGTTTTTTATCTATATTCTATAAATATAACTAATTTTTATTTTCCAATTAATCTACTTCAAGTATTGGTTCACCACTACCTCTACCAGTCTTAGCCACTTTAAGGATATTAGGGTTGGTAGTAAATGTCTCAACTGCCGATAACCCATCAGGTGTAGTTGCTGCAGTTTGTTGAGAACCTTTCCAGAATGAACGAATCATACCCTCACCCAAATTGTTTTTGTATTTATAGTGAGTTGGGAAATATCCGTTTAATGCTTCTACTGAAACTACTTCATTACCAATAGATATACTTCCACTCCAATTGAGTGTAGAAACTTTATATTTGTATTTAGTAACTGCTACTTTTTCATATTTTTGAGCTTCACCTAAAAGAGCTCCATTAGTTGGCCATCCCTTTACTAATGTATTTACATTTTGACTATATTGCTCCTTTACTAAGAAAATACTTTTTCTACTTCCAGAAGTTGGATGGTAATTTCCAAATAATGGTTCATAATTACTAACTATACCAGTACCACTTTTTGCATATAACCCAAATCCCCTATTGGCCAAAGAATCCTTATCCATACCAATTTCAGTAAATGTAAATGAATCAGCTTCACCAACCAAACTAGCCCCATTAGGACATTGGATAAATGTATCATAGAATGGAGCGCTTGATTCAAATGTAATTATTTCAGTTGAATCAATTGTAGTATCATAATTAGGATTACTTCCTTCAAATGTTATTCCATCGTTTGCATCAATTGTAGTTTCTTCACTACTAACATCACTTATGAGTGTTGCTACATCAGTTGCGTCTAATAATGCATCTTTTGGAATTGATTCACTTTCTAATATATAATTCTCATTAGTATCTATTGTAGTTTCAAAATCATTTCTTAATGATTTTGGCTTATCCCAACGAGTTTTGCTTCTTTCTAAATAATGTGGTTCTATTAACAAACCTTTCACTATATTTGTTCTAGCTGGTGCTAAATCTGATAATACTTCAAATAAAGATTTATCAATATATTTAATTAATCTTATATATTCATAGATATCTCTGTTATCAAGTCTTTCAAAATAATAATGTCTTAAAGTATCTAATTGAGAATATGTATCTTTATACTCATCACCAGGATCTCCAATATAATTATCAATATTAAAATCCCCAAATGCTTTTAAGATATCCATATTCAACTCCTTAATTGGAGAGAAAAATAATCCTAAACGATTTGTATCAATTGGAGCTCTATCAAATGATTTTTTAGTTGCTCTTGTTTTATAGGATAAATCACCAACCAATGATGAAGATTCAAATCTAATCTTATTGGAATAGTTAAATCCTAAAGATGGTACAGTAGCCGTTACAGTTCTATCATATGGTGCGTATTGATACGGATAGGTTGAAGCCGAATACATATTACTTGCCGATGCAAATGGTTCACCATATGTATCGCTTATAGCAACATTCTTAATTCCTATATTTTCAGTTACAGTTCTATCTTTTGGATATTCAAAATCCAAACGGAACATTAAATCTTTTGTTGATGAATCAAAATCATTTCCATTGATTGCATCAGGGAATAGAGTATGATTTTCAAATTTACTTCTTTGTAAAGGAACTTTCCAAAAACGGAATTCATCAAATTCACCAGCATATCCTTTGCCACCAATAAGTAAATTAGGTGTAGAACCTGTCCATTGGGAATCATTATACATCATAGACATACTAACCGAAGTTATAATTCTATTACCATCTGATGTACCTAACCAAACTTCATACCAAGAAGATGAATCTGGATTATTATGTCTATTGATTACTACATTTGAATAGTGTTCATTTGAAAGTGGAAATTCTAAACTACCTGTTTTTAAATCAGGGCCGAATGCATATTCTCCAGTCAATTCAGGTGCAACATAAACTGTGCCTGTTTCAAAGTATGTGCTGTTTGAATCATTTCCTCCAAAATTCAATTCTAATTTATAAAAAGAACCAGTTGTTTGCACCAAATCTAAAGTAAATTCACTTCCAGATATTAATGTTGCTACATTATCTATACTACCAGAAGGTCTGATTCTAAACTCAATACAATTTGGATATTCTAATGTGGATGGTATTGCGTGCCAAGGTACTATTACACTAGATTCCTCTCTTAATAATATAGCTGCTGTTCTATCATCAAATGTAAATTTTGAACTACCACCCTTTGTAGGATCTTGAGGTCCACCAAATTCCATTATAGTCAACATAGATTGAGGAACACCATAACAAGCCATAATAGCTTTCATAGCTCTAGCAGTACCCTTATGTTTTAATAGATATGGTAAGTTATTTAATATTCTTCTCCAAACTTCATTATTAGCATCTGCTAATGGCATACCATATTTTTGAAAACCATCTTTATTAGTACCAAATGCATACTCCCATATTAATTCAGAATTAAATGCTCTTTTTGTATTCCAACCAAATGATTCTAATAAAGAATGAACCAAATCGTTTGAAACTCCATTTACTTGCTTATGCTCTAATACTTTAATCTTTGATAAATTGTTTATATAAACCCAAAGAATATCAAAGTGCTGTCCAATCATATCCAAAAATACTAAAAAATCATTATTGTTATAATCTTCTGTTATAAATTCAGGTATATTATTAACTAAATAATTTGGATTATATTTGTCATATTCCGATGATGCATCTACTAAAGAATTATACCATGCAGTTACTTCAAAATGAGTTGTTGCTCTTAATTTATAATATGGTAATCCAGTTATAGGATGTGCTTCTGCTGTTTTTGGATACGCTAAATCGTTTATAGATGAATATAAAAATCTTTCAAATCCATCAAATCCTCTTATTAAAGAATTTATAGTATCTAATACTTTTTTAGCTTCTCCAGCTTGTGATACCCCAGAAAATTGTGCAATTTCCCATTGAATATCATATAACCCATCTTCGGTAATTGTTTGGAATCCATTTTCTGTTAATAATCCTCCATCAAATGCACCATATGGTGGTATGAATGTTGGAGATATTAAACCTTCATATCTTTCTTTATAAGTTTCTATTAATTTTACTTTATAAAAGAAATTGTTTACTCTTTCTTCTGCTGAACTAAAATTAGTAAAGTTTGAAAACGTATAATTAGACCCACTTACATATTGTATATTTAATTTAGTAGTATCTATTCCAGAGCTTTCTAAAAATCTAGTTACTAAATCATTTGATGTTGTAGAACCACTTGCTATTAAATCATCATAAACTTGATAAGCAATTCCAGTACTTTGTTCTAATGTAAAATTAGGTCCTTTTAATGGATTACAATATATTTCATCAACACCATTTATAGTTATTGTTTCAACTATTGGTTGTGATTGTAATTTAGAAATCCAAACTTGTTGATTTGTTTGTATTGATGTAGGTAATGGTTCGTATAATTTTAATATTAAAGAATTTTCACTACCAACCCAAGTTGTAATTACTTTAGTATCACCATTTCCAATATGTAATAAATGAGTTAAATATTTTGATGTTTCGTTTTCAAAAATTCTAGAATCAAATTGAGAAATAAATCCATCAGCAATTCTACTAATAGCAACATCTCTAGGAATAGTTAAATCACCCTTATCAAAACTGATATTAATAAATTCTTCTTTACCAACTACAACTTGATATCCACTCTCATTATAGGGTACTAATTTTAAAGTAATATTTATTAAATCGCCAGTTTCAGAAACTTCAGTACCATCTAATTTTAATAATTCTTGGAAATTTAAGTTTACTATACCAGCTGCCGTTGCTCTTATAAATCTATTACTACCTACTTTATATATTTTTACATAATCAGTATTTACAGATTCATAACTTATAGCAAAATTTACATCAGTTCCAACAAAATCTGGTCCTTTTAATAATGATGGATATTTTATATTTCTAATATCAGGCACACCAACATACTGCTCACTATTAACATTTATTGTTAATTCAAGCTTATCACCATCACCATCCACATCTGAGGGTACTAATATTAATTTATAGTTTCCAACTGTAGAAAATGCTTTAGCTGGTATAATAATTACTGCACTTTTTGATTCCGCGGATGGACGATTGAAAAGAGATACTCCCGATGTATCTAAGTTTGAAAATGTAAATGTTTGATTATTTATATAAGCTGTAATCTTTGATGTATTAGTACTTTTACTTAATCCTATCGGATAATCTGCTTTTGAGTTTAAATTATATTTTCTATTTGGTTCTGCCTTATTTAGTTCTAATGTTGGTTTTCTTACTATTTTTGTTACAAATATTTCAGAAATAATACTAATATTATAATTTGCATTATTTAAATCAATTGTAGTAGATATACTATCTTCATTTGAGTTAGCTTCTAAAGTTTTTGGTTTATATAAATCAGATTCTATATTTATAGTTTTAATTCTATAATTTTTTAAATCAGCTGATTGTATAATTGCCTTACCCCCCTCTGGTATTGCTATTTTATTATTTCCATTTTTTAATACTATTGTTTCTCCAACAGTTAATACACCTTCTGAATTTACTATATTGGTTATTATATTAACAGAACTATCAGGACCATTTAAATTAATTTCAGTAAATTTCAATACTGGTTCTTCTGGTACTATTTGCCTTTCTAAGTTAAATAAAATAGTATTTGAATATTGTCCATCATTGAAAGTTGTATATGATTGTTCAACATCATCTATAAATTTCTTTATATTTATAGTATATAATGATTCTTCTGAATATTCTAAATTATC